GCCTAACTCGTTATCATAGGTATTGTATAACCAGTGTACGTCAGCTTTAGCAATAAAAAATCCTTCTGCCAGACTACCGAATAATCCACTGTAGCCGTGCAATTCTTGCAGTATCGTATTGCCCAGATTAAAAGCGTCTGCCATAGCCTTACAAAATATCGAAGTCTGAAAGATCGGTGTGTCGATACCTTTATTATCCTGAGTCTGTCCAGTGTACACGGGCTGATGGACGTTCCGCAGTTGCCACGTTATAAACTTTTCTTCTGTTGCCCAGTTCCGATTAAAGTTTGCATAGACTGGAACGGGGTCAACAATCGCCGCCAGTTGATATTGTATTGCTTGGGCGTACACATAAGGATTATTCTGGGTTGTCATACTGGCGTCTCCGGGTCGTTGCGGTAACAAGTATAAGTTACCTTCATCCGATCATTCGATTCCCTGATGTCCGTAATTCTCCAATCGAATCCGCGCCAAGTAATACTATACAAGTTTTGATTATCTACGATCTCTTTATTGTTCGGAGTGTAGTTAACCGTGATCTTTACTAAGTCTTGATAAACTCTATATCTCTCGCTTATCCGTAATGAATTAGATACATCCTCTATTAGTCCTCGCGTCTCAAACCACGGAGTAATAGTGGTCGTGTATTCGCCAACGGTATCAACCCCGTTAGTGACGTTATTAATCGTAAGGTTCTCATAGCGGACTATAGTCATTACATCACAAGCGGCTTGTATGGTCGAAGTAAAGTATCCACGCCCCAACTAATCATTTGAGTTGTATTCATCGCCCCGTTGCTAGTCGCACTTCTGTTGTTATAGATGTGCGTAAGCAGCATTAATCCAGCCTGTTTAACGACAGGATAATTCGCAATAGGGTTAGCGTTCTGCGTGTATGTAACTATGATCGGATTAGCAAAGGTCTGATTAAGCGTGGTAGGTATTGCTGACACCACAACTCTATTCCCTGTCTGATCGTAGAAATAGTTACTTGATGCCAGAGTAATTGGTGCATTACTGTTCACTCCGTAATAACTGACTGAGTTAACTGTAACTCCTGTCGATCCAATTGATACTTCTGGCAAGTCGAGATAAAGTGCAGAACCATACACACCAGAATTGCCGTAAAAGACTCTGAACTGCGTGCTGAATATAGCCATCCCTAAATAATCTTCAATGGCAAATCGAGTTGCTAGTTCGATGCTTTCGAGATAAGCATCCTGAGATTCGTCTTGAAATAAGTTTAACTGCTGCGTTATTTCCTCAAGCGAGAGCCATTGCGTTACCGTATCTCGCGCAATCTGTTCTACTTTCGCATAGTTATACGGATTTCGGTTTGATCCGAAAAACTCCGATAGCGTCATATTTTCGACTGGCATAGTTCACTCCCTATGCTGGACAGACTGCACGCACACCAGCAAATACATCACGAATGGTTGAGCATACCCGCTTCTCTGCATACAGAGAAATAAATCCGGGCTGATACTGCTCAAGACGTTGAATACTCATCATCTCGTTATCGGCAATGGTCATGAAGCAATCCCAAGCAGCAAGATAAATGGGGTAGGTGCTTGCCCCATATTGGCTCATGTATGGATTTGGAATAACAGGGAATCCAAATATGCTGCATAGTGAACCACCGTCATCATCACCCGACTCGAATAGAACAGGGAATCCAGCCGTATCTTTTAATTGCCGGAATAATTGAATAGTATTTGGGTGCATCATCCACGCGGTACAAGGACTCATCCAATACTGAGCGGGTAGCGCGGAAGCTAAAGCGGTCAAGTCATCATATGTAACAACAGTCTTTGAGGTCGCGGCAGTCTGTAGCATTGTATGACGACCATTAGTAGTTGCTGATCCGCTAGTGCCGAAAGATGCTGCCGAGGTACTTCCAGCATATAAATTTAATCCGCGCAGCCCGTCAACCTGACCAGTTTGTGGTGTTGATGCTCCGCTAGCTTGGTCGTTGTTCAACATCATCGACAAAGCCTCTTGCTGTGCAAATTCTAAGGCTATATCTGAGACAATGCTTTCATCAAGTCCGTTAATGTCAGACATAATTGCCGTCCGAATAGGCACAACTGCATTAATAGATTTAACAGAGACTTGCCAAAAAGATGTGGCGTAGTTGCCTACATCATTCTTTACGCTGTAGCCCCACGGGTTCGTGGTGCTGGTTTGGATTACTGTAGCGTTACCTGTCTTGACTACGAAGGCTTCATCAGAACCGATAGTGGTTATTTCACGAACGCCACACATACGAAATGGGTTGCCGTATCTTAAAGGTGCAAAGGCTTGATCGTAAATAACGCGACCGCCGACACCAGTACCGGAACTAGTCAGTCCGGCTGCTTCTTTCAAACTTACATCAGCCCGAACCCCGTCGGCCAATGCTGTCTTAATTGCTTCGAGAATTTGGCTCATGTGAGTTTCCTTTTAATTGGAAAGACGGGGGATTTCTCCCCCGCGTTTTCTTAGTCGTTAGCCGTATGGGTAGAACGGAAACGGATGATGCTGAAAGGATCAACAACGCTGGTACATAGACGCTTCTCACCGAAGAAGGTTATAAAGCCGGGGAGAGTCTGATCGTACCTACGGAGAATCATATTCAAACGATCAACGATTGTATGACCGCGTGACCAATCACCAAAGTACATTGGGAACAGATCAGCTTTATCCACACCAGCGTAGCTAGGTGTATCCAGATACTTGTTTACAACAACATCGAATCCACACAAGCGACCTACGATTCCATCTGTTTCCAGAGGACTCATACGCTCGAATACTGGTGTGCCGTTGTCATCGGTCAATCCGCGAATCTGTGAAAGCAAAATTGGATTGATAACGAAACGGGCAGAGGTTGTCCAGTATTGTTGTGGTAAAGCGTAGATGAAGTTAATAACGTCCTTGTACTGGATGTTAGCTGCGCCAGCGGTGTTGCCGTTCGTTACTAACTGATCGTAGGTAGCGAGGCTAGACAATCCACTGCTAGAACCTGTGCCGCTTGTTCCGTATGCAGCGGTAGTAGTTACACCGGGAGCGTATGCACCCGATCCACCAGCGTACTGATTCAAGCCGCGTAGACCATTGATACCGCCAGTAGCAGCGATAACACCAGCATCGGAACTTTGGTCATCGTTCTGGATCATTGAGATGCCTTCTTGCTCACTGAACTCGACCAACATATCTGAGACTACGTTGCTTTCCAAACCGTCAATATCGTCTAATGCAGCGGTACGCAATGGGAACTGAACATTAATATCTTGCAAAGTTAGTTGCCAGATATTGGTTGCGACTGTGGTAGCCGATCCGTTGTTCTGGATCGGATAGCCCCAAGCTGGACCAGTGTTGCCAATTTTGGCGCGGAATTGATAGGTAGAGCCATCAGTTGCAACGGTGCGTGATACGCCGCGCATAGGATTAGCCAAACGCAATGCAACGAATACAGGATCATAGGCAGTACGACCGCCGACATCCGCGCCAGAACCCTGTAGGCCAGCGGCTTCTTTTAAGAAAGCGTCATACTGAGAATCGCTCTCGAACAGGCTAATTTCTTTTTCCATCCGGCTACTAGACTTCGTGAAGTCGCTCAGTTGTTCCTTAACTCTGCGGTTCACATCTTGCGAGACGGTCTTAGCTTTAGGCTGAATGATCGACGGGATTTGAATAGATGCAACCTTAGCTTCTAGGGCGGCTACTTTCTCATCGACCTCGGCGCGTACAGCTTCCAGAGATACACTTACTTCGCTTTTGATTTCTTCGATCTTGGCAGTGTTAGCTGCTTCAATATGGTCTAGCTTCTCGATAACTTCTAACATTTTGATTTCCTTTATTTAAGACGTTGATTTAATGCCTTCAGTAATTCCCGCTCTTTTAGGGCTTTAAGAATTTCGTCGGCTTGCTTTGTTGCCACCGCATCAGGCTCCCCCTGAGTTGGTTGAGTGTCAAGATTTTTATGGGTGGCTTCCCGCGCATCCACTATTTTCTTGAATACCATAGATGCGGTGGTCGCATCTTTTCGCGTTAACCCTGCTTCCCGCAGAGTCTTTTCGATTACTCGAATCATTAGCTGTCCTTCAGCATTAAATGCTTCCAGCCTACTGATTTCTGAATTAGGATTGTTAGGGTACATTACGACAGAGACTTCGCGCAGACCGCCTTTAGTGATTCTAAAGTAGCCGTCAGCCTCTTTGGTAGGGTTGCCTTCTTCATCGACCATCGCCGCTTCTTCAGCGAACGCGCCAACAGAGACACCGCCAAACATATTGGGAGATTCTTTTAATACGGAATGAAGATCAGAGCCGCCTACAGTATTCATGTAGATTTGGCCTTTGGCTGTCATGCCTTCTTCGTCAAAAGTAAATTCGTTCCACTGACCGACAGGCATACCGCTATCGTTATGGTTTAGGAACATAGGAAGCGGCTTATCCGCTTTGGAGAATTCGTCTGCCCATTGAGCAAAGCCTTCCGGCTGATAATTAAACCGCCGTCCGTCTAGCCCTTCTCTCGCACCCCAAGTAGTAGCACGAGCCTCTATGTTGCCTCGATTACTGCTTGACTCGCTTTCGTCTAGGCTTAGTTTCGCTTCGCAAACTAGCATCAGATTTTTCATTGACTGCCCCATTATTTATAGATTGATTATTATCTTTTATTGTATGTGGCTTCTCAAGAGTAATCGGAACAACTACATCCGACTTCCGTACTTGTTTAGCAAAAAAACCTAATATCGTATCGAGGATGCTCATGTTTTTCCTATGTTCATTTTACTCGTTTGATTCCCGCCACCACCACCAGTATCTTGTGGGCTTGTTCCATCTATGATACCACCACTTGCGTTCTGTGTTAACTGATCTCCATCAGCGATCATATCCATATTCAAATATTCTCTCGCTTCGTTCGGGGTGAATATACCATTAGAGACACCCGCTACCACAAAATTCATTTGGTCTAGGGCTGCACCCTTCAAAAAGTCTTTGGTATCAAATCGGATCGAAAGGTTAGGATAGCCCTTTAATAGATGCTGCTTTAACTTTTGCTCTATGTTGATAATCATCGGATACATAGTAGTCTTGTAGAACTCATCCAGTAGCGTCTGCGTGTTATTGAACTTCCCGTCTGATACCCCTAGCATTTGTGGTGGGACACCGAATAGCCCACATATCCGCTTCATAGTCTGAATCTTTAATTCGGCAGTCTGAGCGTCTTGCAGAGTTAACATATCAACCGGGGTATATTGCATCCCCTGATCTAATAGCATTCCCTGACCTGCTTTACTCAAGTCTGTATTCCTACTTCCCGTCATTGCGTTCCACGTCTCTTTCAGACGGCTTGCTACTTCTTTGTACTTCGCGTCTGGGATAACTTGATCGGTAGTAAAGATGCCGGAGGGCTTTGCGCCGTTCTGCATAATGAAATTGGCGTAAACGTCTATATCCTGATCGAGTGCGACCAACTCGGTCGCTAGGATGCCCTTGTTAAAGCCTGACGATCCCTGCCACGGGGCTTCCTTAATGTGCATCACTTGGTGAGATTCTAGCGGCTGATCTTTGCTGAACCCGTAGGACGGAGTAGATAGACGGTATGAAGGGTATCGGGTAGGATTCAGAATAACCGTAATAAGGGTCGAATCCAGCATATACATCTCAAGCGGTGTAGATAGACTATCCTTCTGGTCTTTTCTCCACCATAGCGTGAACGACTCGCCGCTTATGTCTTGCCACATACACCACTGATACCAGAACTCGTACTGACTCTGAAAGTTATTAGGGTTCGTTAGCAATG